AAGTACACGTCGTCGGCGACCATCGCTGCTGACATGATGGCCCGCATGTTCGAGGTTGACCGGGTGTTCGTTGCTCAGGCTGTGAAGGCCACGAACAACGAGGGTGGTACCGCCGCCTACTCGTTCACTCACGGCAAGAACGCCGCTCTGTACCACGTCCCGGACGCCCCGGGTCTCCTCACCCCGTCGGCTGGGTACACGTTCGCGTGGACCGGTGTCGGTGGTGGGCTGGGTACCACGATCGGCACGAGCCGAATCCGGATGGAGCACCTGAAGGCCGACCGGATCGAAGCGGAGATCGCGTTCGACAACAAGGTCGTGGCTTCGGACCTCGGCTACTTCTGGTCCGGCGCGGTGGCGTGATGCAGGTGGAAGTGGTCCTGCCGTTCCGTGTGGACGGCAGGGCCATGTCCCCCGGCATGGTGGTTGACGTTCCTGATGCTTCGGCGCAGGTGTTGATCGCGAAGAAGTTCGTTCGTCCTGTGGCGGACAAGTCGAAGCCGAAGCGGGCGGGTGCCCGGAAGGATGGTGAGTGATGGGCCTGACTCGGATCACCCGGGCAACTGGGATGCTGGGTGGCGTGAACATCGGTGGTGGGAGCACCATCTACCAGATCAAGACCGGCACCGTGTCGGTCAACCCTGGGTCGATCGCGACGGTTACTCGTGCAGCGACGACGTTCACGGTGACGGGTGCGGCGACGGGTGACGTTCTCATCCTGAACCCGCCTGCGGACCTGGACGACGATCTGCTGTTCGTTGGTGCTGCGGTGACGGGCGCGAACGAGGGTACGGTCTACCTGTACAACCCGACGGGCGGCGCGATTGATGACAGCGCCCGGACGTGGCGGTACGTTCTCATCTCGTTCTCCTGACCCGCCAGGGGCAGGCATCTCAGGCGACCGGCTCGGTGGGTGACCGCTGGGCCGGTCGCCTTGTCTTTGCGGAGGTGAAGTGTGGCTGTTGAGGCGGATCTGACGTTGACGGTAGGCGACCGTAACGAGTCGCTTACTTACACGGTTGTTGATTCTGGTGGGGATGCGGTCAACCTGTCCGGTTGGACGGTGACGTTCTCTATGTGGGATGCGGACACGGGAACGGTTGTTGTTGACGCTGTGTCAGCAACGGTTGTGACCGCTGCGTCTGGTGTTGTCCGGTACGACTGGGTGGCGGCGGATGTTGACACCGCAGGCCGGTACCACGGGCGTTTCACAGGGACGGACGGTTCCGGTAAGACGTTGACGTCTCCGGTGGCGTCGTTCCTTGTGATCGACATTTTTGCTCGGGCGACGGGCGCTGAAGGTTCGTACGTTGGGCCGAACGCTTCGGTACGGGATCAGGTCCGGTTTTTGTTGCAGGACACCGGGCCAACTTGGACGATGAGCGACGACGAGATCGACTGGCTTGTTGTCGAATGGGGAGAGAACGCTTACCTGGCAGCGGCGGGGGGCGCTGACATCCTCTCGAGCCGGTACGCAGGGGACGGGATCACCACGAAGAAGGTCGGTGATCTTACTCTCACGACCGATAACCGGCAGTTGGCCGCCCATTACGGGGAGTTGGGTGCCCGGTTGAGGGCGATCGCTGCCCGGGCGAACGTGCCAGTTCCGTCGTACGACCCGGACGCGTTGATGGGCGAGAACGACGAGATCACCGGCGTTATGGACAACCGGGTCATCTGATGGAGAAGGCGCTAAAAGACCTCCTTGTTGACACGGTCACGATTTACGCGGAAGCGGCGTTGGATGAGTACGGGCGTCGGTCTGATGGGGCGGGGAAGGTGTACCCGGCTCGAGTGCAGATGGGTCGCAGGCAGGTGCCGTTGGGGATCAGCCCGCAGGGGCGTTACGAGTACGCGGACGGCCAGTTGTATTTGGACGGGAAGGTTGACACCACGGTAAACGCTGGGATGGTCCTGTCAACAGGGGACCGGATTCGGGTTATGAACGTGGAATGGATGTGGGATGATAAGGGGGTTCATCACACGGTTGTGTACTTCGGGTTGAACGGGACGGCGGACTAATGAACGTTCACATCAAGGTCGATAAGCGGGCGTTCGACACGAACTTGCGGCGTGGGATGCAACAGTTCGAGCGCAGACAAGCGGTTACGTTGACGGGTGTTGCGACGGTGGTGCGGGAGGAAGCAAACAAGATCGTTCCGGTTGATACCGGGCAGTTGCAGGACTCTGGTCGGGTTCTTCCTCCGGTTGGGGCTGGTACCCCGGTGTCGTCGGTGACGGTCCGGTACGGGGACGAGAAGGCGTACTACGCGTTGATCGTTCACGAGGACTTGGAGATGCGTCACGACCCGGGTAAGACAGCGAAGTTCTTGGAGAAGCCGACAAACAAGTCGATGCCGTTGATGGTGAAATCGTTGATGGCGACGTTGAGAATGTCGTTCAAGTGATGTCATGGCAATCCTTGACGTAGTGGGTCAAGAACTCGAGGACGGTGGGGTCGGCACCCTTGCGGTGGACTTGTTCTTGGGGCGGATGCCGGGAAGCCCGGACGTGTGTTGGGCGGTGTACGAGTACGAAGGACTTCCTCCGGATGACCCGTTCCAGGGGTACGGGTTGGATCGTCCCCGGTTGCAGGTCGTTGCTCGTGCTACCCGGGAGGATTACCCGACGGCCCGTGACAATCTGATCCTTGCTCGTGACGTGCTCGTGGCGATAGACGAGCTTCAGGTCGGCGGGAACGTGTTGCATCGGGTTCAGCCGTTGGGGTCGGTAATGCCGTTGGATTACGACATGAACGACCGGCCTCGGATGGTGATGAACTTCCAGGCGTGGTGGTCGTGACCGACGGTGACCCGTATGGGCGGGGGTCGGTTCGTGATGAGGAACCTCGTTGTTGGCGGTGTAACCGGAAGCTGGCCGAGTTGTTGACCCGCCCGTGGCGGATCGTGTGTTCCAGGTGTAAAGCGCAGAACGCTAACTCGTGAGCGTTTTGGGATACCGGGATGCAGTCGGGTTGGTATGATGAGGGGACGTCGTGACCCTTGTGTCCCCGCAGTCCTCCTTCGTGCCTAGTGGCCTAGACGGACGGCGGGGCTTTGCCGTACCGGGAAGGAGGTTGCAGATGCCGATGTGGAAGGCAACGGGTGGTGCGGACGGCACCATCGGTTTCAATTTTGGGGTGTCCGACCGTCGGGTTGAGCCTGGTGAGGTCGTTGAGCTTCCTCCGTCTGTGGCGAAGGTGTTGCAGGCGAAGGGGTTGGTTGAGCAGGTGAAGGCAGAGAAGGACACGAAGGCGCCGGAACCGGTGTTTGTGGATCCTGCTGCGGACGAGAACGGGGACCTGTTCTGATGGCGTTCCTTCACGGTAAGACAGCGGTGGTCGTGTTCGGGGAGTACGACATGTCGGCGTACCTGAACGAGATCGGGAACTCCAACAGCGTGGACATGGCGGAAACGACCACGTTCGGGAAGTCAGATAAGACGTACATCCCGGGTTTGCGGGACGGCACGTTGTCGTTGTCCGGGTTGTTCGACGGGTCCGCTGGGGCGGTTGACCCGGTGTTCGCTGCGGCGTTGGGTCAGGCAACTGAAACACCAACGACGGTGGGTATCGGGGCGACGACTATCGGGACGGTCACCCGGATGATGGCGGCGCATGAGGCGTCGTACGAAGTCACCTCTCCTGTTGGTGACGTTGTGTCAGCAAGCATGGAGTTGGGGTCCACGGGCGGGGTGAACGCTGGGCGGCTCCTCCACGCGTTCGGGGCGGTTACCGCTGGTGCTTCGGACACGAGCGTAGACAACGGGGCTTCGACGTCTGACGGTGGGGTTGGTCACTTGCATGTGGTCACGAACTCCCACGACGGGGATCTGGTGGTGAAGGTTCAGCATTCGTCCGATAACTCAACTTGGGTGGATTTGCTGACGTTCGCCACGGTCGCAACGACGGTCACTTCGTCGGAGCGGAAGGAAGTCGCTGCGGCGACGACGGTGGATCAGTACCTGCGTGTGACGTACACGATGGCAGGGTCTACCGGTTCGGTTTCGTTTCTCGTTTCATTCGGACGCCGATAGGAGGCTGACAGATGGCATTCGTGCACGGCAAGGGCACCGTATTCAAGCTGGACGACAACGGTGGCACGTTGCGTGACATCTCGGCGTTCGCTGATGAGGTGGGGTTCCCCGGGAACGTGGACATGGCTGAGACCACCACGTTCGGGAAGGACGACAAGACCTACATCCCTGGGCTGCGTGATCGCACGATCAGCGTGTCCGGGAAGTGGGACGCAACCTTGGACGGCTACTACGCTCCGGCTCTTGGGTTGGCGACGTCGTTGTCGTTCGAGTACGGGCCTGCTGGGTCCGGTAGCGGGGCGGTGAAGTACACGGGTGAGTGCTTCATCACCTCATTCGAGATCACCAATCCGGTTGGTGATGTGGTGACGTTCTCGTTGGAGCTTCAGTGCTCTGACGCCATCACCCGTGGCACCTACGCCTGATAACAACCTGACAAGGAGTCATCGTGTCCCTTCGTGACCGCATTCTTGCTGCCGTTGACATCCCTGAGGAGGTGGTGCACATCCCTGAGTGGGATGTCGACATCCTCATCCGAGGGTTGACTGGTAAGGCGCGTACCGGGATGGTTGCCCGGGCGAGTCTTACGGACGGTCAAGTCGATTTCCAGCGGATCTACCCGGAACTCGTTATCGCTTGCACCTACGACCCGGAGTCCCGTGAACCGGTGTTCACCGCGGACGACGAGGAGTTCGTGATGGGGAAGTCCGGGCAGGCGTTGGACCGGATCGCTGAGGCTGCTATCCGGTTGTCCGGTATGGACGCTAAGGCGGTGGACGTAGCGGGAAAAGACTCCTAGAGGACCCGGGTCGCCGGTTCCTGTTTGAGCTTGCGGAGAAACTTGGGCGGACAGTCGGGGAGTTGCTGGAAGGTTCTCCCGGACACCGTCCGATTTCTTCCGCTGAGCTAACCGAGTGGATGGCGGTGTGGCAGCTACGCAACGCCGAACAGGAGAAGGCCGAACGGCAGGCTCGTGCTAGAAGGAGGTGAGCGTCGATGGCGATGATTACGGCGGTTTCCGTCAAGTTCATCGGCGACGCCTCCGGCCTGAAGGGCGCTGCTAAGCAAGCGGAAACGGCGGTGGATGGCGTTGCTGGCAAGGCACGCCAGGTGTCCACGTCGGTGGCCGGGTCGCTGCGAAGCCTCGGCACCCAAATGCAGACGCTCGGACAGGACGTCAGCAGGTATGTGAGCTTGCCTGCGGCTGCGGCGTTGGGTGGGATGACGAAGTCGTTCACCGATTTCGAGGTGTCCATGAACCGGGTGCGGGCGATCAGCCAGGTCACCGGTAAGGATTATGAACGGTTGGAGGACCGGGCGAAGGAAATGGGTTTGACGACCCGTTACACCGCCGGTCAGGCCGCTGACGCTATGGGTTACCTGGCTCTTGCCGGGTTCAACGTGAATCAGATGTATGACGCCATGCCTGCGGTTATGCAGTTGGCGGCGGCAGCGAACATGGATGTCGGTCAGGCTGCGGACATCACCACGAACATCGTGTTCGGTTACGGGCAAGCCATTGAGGATCTTGGACGTACGAACGACATCCTGACGAAAACGATGACCCGAACGAACACGGACCTTACAAGTCTTGGTGTGGCGTTCAAATACGCTGGCCCGGTTCTGAAGGCCGCTGGGATTGAGTTCACGGAAGCGTCCGCAGCAATCGGTTTGCTCGGTAATGCCGGTATTCAAGGTTCGACTGCTGGCACGTCGTTGCGGCAGTCGGTAGCCCGGTTGTTGTCTCCTACGAAGGAGATGAGCGGGATCATGGAAGAACTCGGCCTCAACGTCGTTACCGCTGACGGGAAGATCCAAAGCCTCACGGAAGTCCTCGCTCAGTTGGAACGCTCCGGAGCCACCACCGGGCAGGTTATGGAACTGTTCGGTGTTCGTGCTGGCCCGGCGATGTTGGCGTTGTTGGAACTGGGCGGCGCTGAGAAACTCAAAGAGATGACGGCGATTGTTGCCGACTCGGAAGGGTTGGCGGGACGAGTCGCGGACATTCAGATGGAAGGTGTGCGAGGCAACTTCCTGTTGTTGAAGTCCGCTGTTGAGGGTTTCGCTATTGCTGTGTTTGAGTCCGGGTTGGACGATCTTTTCGTGAAGATCCTCCGGTCGCTTACGGATCTGTTCCGGGCAATGGCGGAACTGCCAGACGGGGCGAAGCTGGCGATCGGCGGGACGCTTGCAGCGTTGTCGGCTCTTGGTCCTGGGCTGATTATGGTCGGCACGTTCATCAAGATTTTCGGCGGCGCGTTTGGGGTGCTCCATCAGTTCTCTAACATTTTGCCCAGGATTACGAAGGGGTCCAGCAAGTTCGCTGGGATGGCAAAGAAACTGGGTGGCGCCGCCCGGTTCATGATTACCCCGTGGGGGATCGTTATCGGGATCATCCTCCTCCTTGTCGCAGCGTTCGTTATCGCTTACAAGAAGTCCGAAACGTTCCGGAACATCGTGACGGGGGCTGTAGACGCGGTGAAGAACGCGTTCCAGGCGTTCGTTGACTTCCTGGAACGGACTGTCCTTCCAATTTGGGAAGGGTTCGTCAGCCGTCTGCGGGTTGCTTGGAGCGTGTTCAAGGCGGCGTTCCGTGGGTCCGACAAGGACTGGGTGGGCCACCCGGTCATTCAGGTCATTCAGGACATCGGCGAAACCGCCAGGCGCGTGTTCGGGTTCGTGCAGGACATCTGGAGCCAGTTCACGAACGCGTTGATGGGTAACCCGCAAATCGAGACAGACAACCCGGTTCTGAACCTGTTCGCCAAACTTGGTAGGCAAGCCAGGGACATCATCATCCGCACCAGGGAACTCTGGGACGGGTTCATGCGAGGGTTGCGAGGCGAAGGTCAAGGGTTCGGTAACGACACGCTCGTCAACTTCTTCTTCAAGCTCGGTGATGCTGTCCGGAAGGCGATGGAGTGGTGGGAAGCAACCTGGCCGAAGATCAAGGCCGGGTTCGACAAGGTCGCTGAGGCTGTCGGCAAGTTCGCTGAGTGGATCGGCCCGAAACTCACGAAGTTCCTTGAAGCGGCGGCGATTTACACGATCCTTGGCATTATCGGAGTGATCGTTGCTGTGGTCGTTGCGGCCATCGCGATCGTTGCTGCGGTCATCATCTCCATCGTTCTGGCGATCACCTGGTTCATTGACACGCTGAAGAAGGTTGGGGACTTCATCGGTGCGGTCATCAACATTGCGTTGGACATGTTCGACACGTTCCGTGATGTGTGGTCGCAGGTTTCCGATTTTGCGATGAAGGCGTGGGACAAGTTCGGTGAGTTCTTCGACAACCTGAAGGGCTCTGCCAGCGACCTGAAGGACTGGTTGACGGCACCGTTCGAGGACGAATGGAAGCGGTTCAAGTCTGCGGTCAGGAACCGTGTTGACGATTTTGGGATGGCGTTCTACGACTTGTTTGACGCGGTGCGGGACCGGTTGGACGAGATTTTCAGTCCGATCCTGGACTGGTTTGGTGACATCGGAACGAAGATCCTGGACAAAATTTCGGGGCCGTTCAACGTGATCAAGGACACCGTCAGCCGGTTCTTTAGCAACCTGTTCGGGAATCTGTTCAAGGGTGGTGAGGCAGGCGAATCGCTTGGGGACCGGATGGTCCGCATGTACGAAGAAGGCAAGCAGAAGCTGATCGTGGTCAAGGACGCGATGGTCGCTTGGGTGACCGGGATCGTTGACGCGGTGAAGGCCGGGTTCACCTCAACTATTGACGGGATCGTGTCGCTAGCGCAGGGCATCTACGACAAGTTCAAGGTGCCGTTGGACCTCATCGCTGCGGCTGCGGTGTACGTGTGGGAGACCATCAAGAACGGGTTGACTCTTGCGTGGGAGACCATCAAGGGGATTTTCGGGGTGGCGTGGGACTGGTTGCGGATGTGGTGGGACATCCTGTTGGAGTACATCCTCGGGTTCATTCGTTCGTTCGCTGACATAATCCGTGGTGACTGGGGTGCAGCGTTTGAGCACATGAAGGACACGGTTTGGAACGCGTTCCAACGGATCTTGGAGTTCTTCGATGATTTGAGGAACCGGATCATCGAGTGGATGGTGGACTTGGGCAAGGTCATCGCTGAGCAGGCGAAGGACTTCTTGCAGTTCGGTAAGGACATCGGAACAGCGATTTTCGACGGGATCAAGGACGCGTTGTCCGGGTTCGGTGACTGGGTGAGCGAGAAGCTGCTGGGACCGTTGGAAGGCGTGATCAGCAAGATTGGCAGCATCTTCGGTATGAACCGGTACGGGGGGGCGGACGACCGGACACGACTTCAGGTTGGTGGCACGAGCGGTCCAGCGCCTGTTTACCGGGGTACCTCAACGATCGACAGGACGTTCGCCGGGACGGGAGCGCCGGGACGTGCTCTTGGCGGGGCGGTGTCGGCGATGCGCCCGTACCTTGTTGGTGAGCGTGGCCCGGAGTTGTTCATGCCGTCCGGGTACGGGTCGATCATGCCGAATCACCGGATGCCGACCGGCGGTGGGGGTGAGACGAACTACACGATCAACGTGTCGGTCGGTCCGGGATCGAACCCTGGTGAGGTCGGACGACAGATCGTGGAAGCGATCCGACAGTACGAACGTCGTAACGGGACGTCGTGGCGGGGGGCGGCGTGACAACGTACGACGACACGCTCTCGTTCGATGGTGACTGGACGTACTACGGGGCGGTACTTCCGGACGACGAAATCCGGCTGGTTGTGGAGATCGACGTTACGAACGAGTACTTCACGTTGGTGGAGGACGAGGAGTTCACCGGGGCGGCGTACAACACGGCGTTCGAGTACGAGGACCCTGACGGTCCGGTAGGGGTTGGTACTCCAATCAACTACGCCGGTGAACAGTTGTCGTGGACGGACATCACCGCGTTGGTGCAGGACGTGACCATCAACCGGGGGAAGCCGTCAACGACGTTCTCCGGGTTTGAGGCTGGTTCGTGCACGGTGAACCTGATTGATGAGAACGCTGACTTCATCCCGTCGAATCCTGCTGGGGCGTACTACCCGAACATCCGTCCGATGCGTCCGATTCGGATTAGCGCCGTGTTCTCAGGGGCGTCCACTCGTTTGTTCCGTGGGTATGTGGACTCGTGGGGCGTGCAGTTCGATCCGATTCTGCTTCGGTCGTTCGTGTCGATTCAGGCGACGGACGGGTTCAAGATCCTGTCAACTCGGAACACAACCGTGGCGGGGGTTGACGGTGACACCCCGGGGGAACGGGTTGCGGACATTTTGGATGACGTGTTGTGGCCCGCTGGGGCGTTCAGGGAGATCGACGCTTCCGGGTGGTCGTCCCCGTTGGCTGCTAGTGACGGTGCGTCAACTGCCGGGTTGACAGCGTTGCAGGACGTGGAGTTCGCCGAAGCGGGGGCGTTGTACCTGACCGGCAAAGGGTCGCTGCGGTTCCTG